TATGGTTCCAGAAATCGCTCGGTACGATGATCAATAGACGTCTCAGAAGGGTTGGAATCGACTTAACTGATCAGTCGAGGAATCAGATGTTAGCAAAGCTTGGCTCCCAAACGGGCCAAGTCGCGACCGTCGATCTCTCATCTGCCAGTGATTCCATTTCGCAGTCTGTAGTGGAGTCTTTATTACCTCCATTATGGTATAGCGTTTTGGATAGTTGTCGTACAAAATACGGCAGCGTGGGTCGTTCCGACTGCGGATCCGCAAGTACGCTAGTGAGGTGGGAGAAGTTCTCCAGTATGGGGAACGGTTTCACATTCTCATTAGAGTCTCTTTTATTCTATGCAGTCGCTTTTTGCTGCACTGAGTACTTACACGCTGATACTTCTAAAGTTAGCGTGTATGGAGACGATGTCATTGTTCCGACATCGGTATTTACGCTGCTGTCAGAGTGTCTCGAGTTTTACGGCTTTCGTGTAAACCGGAAAAAGAGTCATTACGATTCTATGTTCCGTGAAAGCTGTGGAGCTCATTTCTGCTCTGGTATTGATGTAAAGCCCATCTATCTTAAAGATAGAATTCTTTCTATTCCTGCGATAATACGCACCGCAAATGCAGTACGTCGCCTCGCGTTCAGGTCATGTAACTACATGGCTTGTGACAAAAGGTTTCGTGCGACATTTGAGCTCCTTGTCCATACCGTTCCTAAGGGTTTACGCCTTTGGGTTCCGGAAGGATTCGGAGACGGTGGCTTCGTCAGTAACTTCGATGAGGCCACCCCGGTTAGAGCAACAAAGAGGAAGAAAACTCCCGGTTGGGAGGGTTTTTCTGTTCCGTTGCTCATGGAGTCTAGCTTGCAAAAGCTAGAAGAAGGGGTAGGCTATTCTTTGGCCTCCCTTTGGGATCTGTCAAAGCGTGACGAGTCATTACGACCCGTCAGCAGCAGACCGCTCACACTCGAAGCGATGTTCGATTTGGATTCCCGCGAAGTGAAGAAACCGGGACGTAACTTCGTCCCTCTTCACCAGACGCGAATCCGGGTCGTCCAGAGTGTGGTTAGGCAGTGGCCTGATCTGGG